AGTTTAATGATTTGTTTTTATCAACAGGTGGTCAACATCCACCTATTGTTAAAATGTTTTTGTCAAAGAAAATAAACTTTGAAACATTAGTAATATTAGATGATATACTAAAGTTTACAAAAAAACTAAACAAAGATATAACAGAAAAGGTATTGTGGCCTAAACTGTTTGATAGAATGAAAAGATATAAACCTTTTTTGTCATATAATATTACAAAATTTAAAATATCTTTAAGAGACAAACTAAAGGAGATATAATGAGTGAAGGAGTAAAAATAGAAGTATTTACATTAGGTGAAATAATACTTAAATTTGCTTTGCCTAAAACATTTATTGACCAGATTAATAATGTTTTTGATGAAAAAGAATTAACAGCAATAGATTGGAGTAATAATCTTGCAGGTAAAATTAAGAAAGAAAAATTAGTAAATCATTTATTAGATGATAACATAAAGAACACTTTTAAACTATGTTTTGAGGAATATATGAGTAAGTCAGGCTCAACATTAAAACAGACACATCAACTAGCTTTAGATAACGCTTGGATAAATGATATGTACAAAGGTGAATATAATCCTGCTCATTTTCATGCAAGTAAAAGTAGTTTAGTAGGTCTTTCATCTGTTTTATTTTTAAAGACACCTGATACATATGGTAAAGAAATAATCAATCCTAAGAATCCATCAAACGGTCATTTAGAATTTATAGGTGGTTCTCAACATCAATTAGCAGTATCACAAATTAGATTGAGTCCTAAAGTTGGCGACTTCTTTATCTTTCCATACACATTAGTACATGGTGTTTATCCATTTTATGATACAGACCAAGTAAGAAGAACATTATCATATAATTGTGATATACTACCTAAAGTAACAGTAAAAGCAAAATAAAGGAGACAACATGGGAAAAATGAGAGAGTTTAAATTTACAAATGAAAAAGATGAGTCGATAGAAGGTGTTGAGACAGTTACAGAAATGAGTTTTAAGAAAGCGGTAAAATCTGTTCAGAATAAAATTAAAGACAAATGGGTCATCATAGAATATCTTACTAAAAAAGGTAAAGAGATTAGACGATTTGTTAAATTACCAATTGGTAGAAAATATAGACAAGCAATCTTACAAGAGAAAAGACGAGAAGCTTTGAAAGCTGCTAAAGCTAGATAATGCCAATGTGCCAAAACTGTGGTCATGAACAACATGACGGTCCACTTTGGAAAGAGTTTACCGATGGTGATGGTTTACCAATAATGATAGAAGTTTGTAAAAATTTTATAGCAGAAAGGCTTGACAAGGGTCAAGAATTATGTTATAATAAGACATATGCAAAAGAAAACTAATTACTTTCTTTTTATAGTGCAAGGAAGAGGGCTTTACCAGAGGCTCGAACTTGACAGTTTAGGGGTTGTCCCCAGGTTTGTAACTTTACCAGTTATGAATCACACTCTCGACAGAGAGAAACTGGTTGATGGCATTTAGGACATGGTATCCGGTTGCTATCTTGTGAGTAAATCCATAGTCTCACCTATTTCGCATATAAATAATAATGTCGAACAATACAGACACATACGAATACAATAATACATATAAGGAGATAAAAATATGAATACAAGTATTGCGGCCCTAAAAAGGTCAAAGTCTAATCTAGACACATTAATAGGCGAACTATCTAAAGTTGCCGAACCTCAAAAACAAAAAAACTCATATCAAGATGATAGATTCTGGAAACCAGAACTAGATAAATCTGGTAATGGTTATGCTGTATTGAGATTTTTACCAGCAGTTAAAGACGAAGATTTACCATGGGCAAGATTATGGTCTCATGCATTTCAAGGTCCTGGTGGTTGGTTTATTGAAAACAGTTTAACAACACTTAACAAAAAAGATCCAGTTAGTGAATCAAATAGTTTACTATGGAACTCTGGCGTTGAGGCAGACAAAGAGATTGCAAGAAAAAGAAAGCGTAAGTTATCTTATATTGCAAATGTTCTAGTTGTTAGTGATTCTAAACATCCTGAAAATGAAGGTCAAGTAAAACTATTTAAATTCGGTAAGAAAATCTTTGATAAGATTACTGAAGCAATGAAACCTGAATTTGAAGATGAGAAACCTATTAACCCATTTGACTTTTGGGAAGGTGCTAACTTCAAATTGAAAATCAGAAAAGTTGATGGTTACTGGAATTACGATAAATCTGAGTTTGATAGCTCATCACCTGTAAAAGATAATGATGAAGCTATAGAAGAATTGTGGAATAAACAATATCCACTAAAACCATTTCTGGCGGCTGAGAACTTTAAATCTTATGATGAGCTAAAAGCAAAACTTGATAAAGTTTTAAGTGGCGTTAGAAATACTGGTACTGCTGAAAATGTTATGGACCCACAAACGACACCAACAGTTAGTGCACCAGTTGTAAATGAAACAGCAGATACTTCTACTTCGGTTGCTAGTAATGAAGAAGATGATGGTGATGATACACTTGATTACTTTTCAAAATTAGCAGAAGAGGATTAATCTCTCCACCTGTTTCTTTATATTGGGGTTAGGATATTGTGTCCTAACCCCTTTTTAATATAAATAATACATTATATCATGCATAGTTTGAGATATCAAATCATATAAAGGAGACAATATATGGAAATTATTACTAAAATAAAAGGCTGGGCAGCTGCGTTAGCAGATGTAGGTGTTTCACTTATTGCTTTAGGCATTGTGCTTGAAGTTTTATTTAGTGGACAAAATGTACCATTCTGGCCAGACATATCTGTAATAGCAAATGTACAATCAATTATTGCTGGGTTTAGTGCTCAAGGTTTAGTTGGTTTAGTTGCTGTTTGGGTTTTATACTCAATATACAATAAAAAGTAAATTATATTATATTAAAAAAATAGGGGTGTTTCGGCACCCCTTTTTTTAAGCGTATAAATAGGGAGTATGAACTTATTTTTTGAAATACTAGTTGAATTTGGTTTACCTGTAGCATCAGCTGTTGTTATGGGTATTTTTATATACATCATTTTAAAGTATATTTTAGATTCTGTGGTTGGTCAAGTAAAAGGTATTCATGGTATCATTATGGCATTAGACAACAGAATTAAAACTATGAACAATGACATGATTAAGTTAGACTTATTAATATCTCACGCTTTAAAACTAAGACCAGACGAAGATAGAATCTCCAGAGCAGACGGAAAGACAGACGCTAGGAGAGACTAATGACTTTAGGTATGGCATGGTGTTTAGGTATATTTGGTACAGTAATATCAATTGGTATTATGATATTAATAACCTATCTAGAAAATGATTATAAACCCAGAAAGAAATAATGGCTGAGCCACTATCAGTAGTAGATATATTAAATCAATATGGTTTTGCTACCTTAGCTGCAATCGACATGGGATACTTCATATATTTCATATACAAATTTACAACAGAAAATCTCAAAAATAAATTAGGTGAAGCGAATATGGCATTGATTGGTCTACTCGATAGAATAAGAATGCTAGATAATGACCTTATCAGGTTAAGGTCAAAACTGAACACGGTATTAGAAATGCAAGAGAATGAGGAGAAACAGCATGGAACTAGCGATAATACTAAAGATAATAATTTGTCATTGGATCGGAGACGGCCTTCTTCAAACAGAGAAGATGGCAACACAAAAAAGTAGCTCAAACTACTGGTTATCTGCCCATATCGGGGCATACATTTTACCTTTCATTGTAGTATTTCCTAATATATTAGGGTGGGTCTTACTCATGGCAATCTTACATTGGATACAAGACTGGATTACATCAAGAATTAACACTCAATATTTGCAAGTAAAAAATAATACTATGTTTTGGAACTCAATATGGACAGACCAGATGATACACTACGTCATTTTGTTTGTTTCTATTACTTATTTTATATAAATATAAGTATGAAAACACTACAAAAGGTAGTGTTAGTATCATTTTTTTATGTGTTATTGGTGGGTCCTAACACTCTTACAGCAAGCGAAATTGT